CGAGTCCCCAGAAGAAAAAGCATTGGAAGCATTTGATGCAAACTTAACAGAGGACATGAATGAGGGTGAGTTAGCCCAGATTGTTGGTGATTTACTTGGCGATTTTGATTCTGATATTGCCTCAAGAAAAGACTGGATACAAACATATGTTGATGGTCTGCAGCTTCTAGGTTTAAAAATCGAAGAGCGCACAGAACCTTGGGAAGGCGCTTGTGGTGTATACCACCCGATCATGAGCGAAGCGTTGGTTAAGTTCCAAGCAGAAACAATGATGTCTACATTCCCAGCAGCGGGTCCAGTTAAGACACAGATCATTGGTAAAGAAACACCAGAGAAAAAAGCAGCGTCCGAGCGTGTGTCTGCGGACATGAACTACCAGTTAACAGATGTAATGAAAGAGTATCGCCCTGAGCATGAGCGCATGTTGTGGGGCTTGGGTCTTGCTGGTAATGCGTTTAAAAAGATTTATATTGACCCAGCGCTAAACCGTCAAGTATCTATGTTCGTGCCTGCGGAAGACATCGTTGTTCCATATGGCGCTTCAAGTTTAGAGACTGCGGATCGTGTAACCCACGTGATGCGTAAAACCGAGAACGACCTGCGTCGCTTACAAGTAGCTGGGTTCTATCGTGATGTAGAGTTAGGTACGCCTGATAATATTCTAGATGAAGTTGAGAAGAAGATTGCCGAGAAGCTTGGCTTTAGAGCAACGACAGACGACCGCTACAAAATTTTAGAGATGCACGTCAACCTTGACTTGCCAGGATATGAGCATACAGATGAGAACGGTGAACCTACAGGCATAGCATTGCCATATGTAGTAACAATCGAAAAAGGTAGCAACACCGTACTATCTATCCGCAGAAACTGGGAGCCAGATGATGAAACGTATCAAAAGAGACAGCACTTTGTCCACTACGGGTATGTACCTGGTTTTGGCTTCTATTGTTTTGGTCTCATCCATCTTATTGGCGCTTTTGCTAAAAGCGGTACTTCCATTCTTCGCCAGTTGGTTGATGCAGGGTCACTTGCAAACTTGCCAGGTGGCTTTAAGACCCGTGGCTTGCGAGTCAAAGGCGATGACACACCGATAGCTCCAGGTGAGTTCCGCGATGTCGATGTACCTAGTGGAGTTATGCGTGATAACATCATGCCGCTTCCATACAAAGAGCCAAGCCAAACATTAGCAGCTCTGCTAGACAAGATCATTATGGAAGGCCGTGCGTTTGCATCTGCGTCTGATATGCAGATCTCTGACATGGGCGCTAACACCCCAGTTGGTACAACACTAGCGATTCTAGAGCGTACGTTAAAAGTAATGTCTGCTGTTCAGGCTCGCATCCACTACAGCATGAAACAAGAGTTCCGTCTCTTAAAGAAAATCATTGCTGACTACACACCAGAGGAGTATTCATATGAGCCGGACGAAGGTTCTCCACGTGCGAAAAAATCGGACTACGATAACGTTGACGTCATACCGGTGTCTGATCCCAATGCGTCGACAATGGCGCAAAAGATTGTCCAGTATCAAGCGGCTCTTCAACTGGCCCAGACGGCCCCGCAACTATATAACCTCCCGCTCTTGCACCGTCAGATGCTCGACGTATTGGGGATTAAGGATGCGGCAAAACTTGTACCGATGGCAGAAGACCAGAAACCGGTTGACCCAATTACCGAGAACCAAAATCTTTTAACTAACTCACCAGTTAAAGCATTCTCTTATCAGGACCATCAGGCGCACATCGCTGTGCATATGTCTTTCTTACACGATCCAAAGATTCAAGAACTGCTACAAAACAATCCTCAAGCTCAGATGATTCAGGCTGCTGCAATGGCCCACGTCAACGAACACTTAGGATTTGCGTATCGTGTTCAGATTGAACAACAACTGGGTATGTCTTTACCTCCACAAACCGACGAGTCCGGAGAAGATACCCATATGGCTCCAGATGTGGAAGCCCGCCTCGCCCCGTTGCTCGCCCAAGCAGCTACACAACTTCTTATGCAGAACCAAGCTCAAGCGGCGCAGCAACAAGCACAACAACAAGCCCAAGATCCGATTGTTCAAATGCAACAGCAAGAACTACAGATCAAGGCTGCCGAGCAGCAACGCAAAGCACAGAAAGACGCAGTTGACGCACAGCTCAAGCAGCAACAATTGCAAATTGAAGTGCAGCGTATTCAAACCCAAGCTCAAACCGACATGGCTAAAACTGCTGTTCAAGCACACCAAGCCAAAGAAAAGTTGGGTGTGGATTTAGTTAAGCAGCAAAAAGACCTGTTTGCCCAAGGACTAGATAACGCTCACAAACATGCTGCTGCAAAACAGCAACGTGAACAACAAGCAGAACAGTCTAACAAGCAGATGGAACATCAAGCTACACAAGTTGAAGCTAAACCAAAGGAAAAACCGACAAAAGGTAAATGATGGACAAGAATCTAGAGTACCTCTTAAGTGAGTTCAAGGACCGCATCGCTATGTTGCAAGACGCAGTGAATCGTGGAAATTGCCAAAACTTTGAGGAGTATAGGTATATATGTGGTCAGCTTCGAGGTCTCGAGGCCGCATGTTTAACAATCGTAGACCTCAAAAAACGACTGGAGAACTCGGATGAGTGAAATCCTTATCGGCGCAAACCCCGATAGCAATGAAATAGTTATTACAGACGCACTAGGCAACCCAATGCCTTCTATAAAACCAAAAGAAGAAGTACCTATTGAGAACAGAGGTCGCCAACTTCCAATCCCATCAGGCTACAGAATTCTTTGTGCAATCCCAGAAGTAGAGAAAGAATTTGAAAGCGGATTGATTAAACCAGACGAAATGGTAAAAAAGGACGAGTTATTAACTACGGTTTTATTTGTAGTTGAGTTAGGTTCGGATTGCTATAAAGATACTGGAAGGTTCCCAAATGGTCCTTGGTGCAAACCAGGTGATTTTGTTTTAGTACGTCCAAACGCTGGTACTCGTGTTGTGATTCATGGCAAAGAGTTCCGGATTATTAACGATGACTCGGTAGAAGCGGTGGTCCAAGACCCACGTGGAATTAGCCGTAAATTTATTTAAGGAGCCTACAAGATGGCTGAATTTGAAAAAGAGGAATATAAGTTTCCTGACGAAGTAGAAGCTAAGGGTAAACCCGAAGACGATTTTGAAATTGAAATCGAAGACGATACACCCCCTGAAGACCGTAACAAACAACCTATGCCTAAAGAGCTGGTAGAAAAGCTTGATAAGGATGAGTTGGACGAATACGAAGGCAAGACTAAAGAGAAATTTAAACAACTCAAAAAAGTCTGGCATGACGAGCGTCGGGAAAAAGAGCAAGCTGCTCGGGAGCGTGAAGAAGCATTAGCGTTAGCCCGTAAAGCTATTGAAGAAAATAGACAGCTAAAAGAAAGACTTAGCTCTGGTGAACAGGTAATTGTAGATTCACACAAAGCTGCAGCCCAGTCTGAGTTAGATTTAGCTAAGAAAGAGTACCGTGAAGCATATGATTCTGGTGATGCAGACAAGCTAATTGAAGCTCAAGAAAAGCTTACAGCTGCCAAAATCAAAGCAGATCGCTTAGAAAGATACGAAGCACCTGCGCCAAAAGCTTTACAAAAAGAAGAATATGTAGTACAAAGGGAGCAACCTGTCCAAGTTGAGCCAGACAAAAAGGCTGCAAAGTGGCAGAAAAAGAACAAATGGTTTGGTCGTGATGAAGAAATGACGAGCCTTGCCCTTGGTCTACATGAAAAACTCAAAAGAAACGGTGTAACAATCGGGTCTGAAGAGTATTACGATAGCATTGACAAAACAATGCGCAAACGTTTTCCAGAGGCTTTTGAAAAAGAGTCAAAGGAAAAGGAAGTAGAAGCTGCGGAAGACGCTCGACAAAAGACTTCTAAACCCAAAGCGAGCACGGTTGTAGCGCCCGCAACACGTAGTACATCGTCGAAAAAGATTCGATTGACTACTACACAGGTCCAAATTGCCAAAAAATTAGGACTTTCCCCCGAGCAATACGTCCGTGAACAATTGAAATTGGAGGCCCAAAATGGCTGAAGCAAAAAATAGACTTACCCGTGAAGTAGAAAACCGTGAATTTAGTGAGCGTCCTAAACAGTGGATGCCAGCTGAACTTCTCCCAGAGCCAGACAAACAGGCCGGTTATGCTTATCGCTGGATTCGTGTTTCGATGTTAAATCAACCAGACCCCCGTAATCTCTCTGGCAAAATTAGAGAAGGTTGGGAGCCTGTAGCCATCGAAGAACAACCAAAATTTAAACTGTTAGTCGATCCAACTAGTCGCTATAAAGACAACATTGAAATCGGCGGGTTATTACTTTGCAAGACTCCTGAAGAGTTTGTAGAACAACGCAACGAATACGTTGCCAAGCAGACACAAGCCCAAACGGAAGCTGTAGATAATAACTTGATGCGCCAAAGTGATCCTCGTATGCCTATTTTTAAAGAAGGTAAATCGACGACTACATTTGGTTCTGGTAGTTAATTTTTCATTAATCTAGGAGATTTAAATGGCTTATCCAACCGTTTCTGCTCCCTACGGCCTAGTCGCTGTTAACCGTGCTGATTTTATGCCATATGCTGGCGCAACTCAGCAACTGCCAATCGCAAGTACTTATAATACTGCGATTTTCAACGGTGACATCGTTATGGTCAAAGGTGGCTCAATCATCAAATCAAACGTAACTGTAGACTCTACTACTGACAATACTGCTAACTTGACTTACGGCATATTCGTTGGTGTTCAGTACGTTAACACTCAAGGTCAAACTGTAGAAGCTCAATATTACCCAGGTAATGCTGCTGCAACTTCAGCTATTGCTTATGTTGTTAGCGATCCTATGGCTGCATTTAAAGTTGCTGTTACCTATTCTGGCAACACAACTGTAACAACTGCTAACGCTTCTGTAGTTGGTACTAACTTAACTATCCTTCAGTCTACTGGCTCTACTACTACTGGTGATTCTGCTTTGTCAGTTATCGCTCCAGTAACTGGTACAGGTAATGCTGCTGCTTGGCCTGTTAAGTGCATCGCTGTAGTTCCTGAAACTGCAACTGGTACAAACGCCTTCACTGAAGTTATTGTGAAGTTCAACAACCCACAGATGCTGTCTACAGCAGCTCAAAACTACGTATAAGGAGCTAATTAAATGGCTATTTCTCGTGCACAGCTCCTAAAAGAGCTATTACCTGGCCTCAATGCTTTGTTTGGACTTGAGTATGCTCGCTACGGCGAAGAGCATAAAGAAGTTTATGAAACAGAGACATCTGAGCGTTCTTTCGAAGAAGAAACTAAGTTATCTGGCTTCTCTGCAGCTCCTGTTAAAAACGAAGGCTCTGCCATCGCTTATGACAATGCTCAAGAAGCATGGACAGCTCGCTACAACCATCAAACTATCGCTCTTGGCTTTAGCTTGACAGAAGAGGCGATCGAAGACAACTTGTATGATTCTTTATCTGCTCGTTACACCAAAGCTTTGGCTCGTGCTATGGCTTACACCAAGCAAGTTAAGGCTGCTGCTGTATTGAACAACGGTTTCACTGCTGGCTATAACGGCGGCGATGGTACTACATTGTTCTCTACTTCACATACTTTGGTTTCTGGCGGTACAAACAGCAACACATTCTCAACTCCAACTGATTTGAACGAGACCTCTTTGGAATCTGCAGTTATTCAAATCGCTGCTTGGACTGACGAACGTGGTCTGTTGATCGCTGCTAAACCTAAGAAATTGGTTGTTCCTCCTGCTCTCCAGTTCGTTGCAACTCGCTTGCTTGAAACTGAATTGCGTGTTGGTACAAACGATAACGACCTCAACGCTATTAAGAACAACGGTTCTATTCCTGAAGGTTATGCAATTAACCACTTCTTGACAAGCAACCACAGCTGGTTCTTGACCACTGACGTTCCTAACGGCATGAAGCATTTCGTTCGTACACCACTCCAGAATTCTATGGATGGTGACTTTGATACTGGTAACGTACGTTACAAGTCTCGTGAGCGTTATAGCTTCGGTTGGTCTGATCCACTCGGTATGTTCGGTGCTCAGTAATCAAACGTAAATCAGTTTGGACCCCGCTCACAAGGCGGGGTTTTTCTTTTCTTCGTAATGGTGGATTCTGTGGCAGTTAGCGCATAGAACTATGCACTTCTTTATTTCTTCGTAGGCTTTTTTAAACCTACCATCGCTGACTAAACGGTTAACGCTATGTTCTTTTTTAGTCGGATCTTCATGGTGAAAATCTAATGCGGCTTGGTGGTCAAACCCACATTTTGTACATTTAAGTGTACATTTAAATGTATCCCATTCTTTTTTTAGTTTTTTTCTTCTATCGTTTAATGCTTTCCGTCTCTTAGCATAATTACCAAGGTAATGCTTACGGCTGTATTCCGCATGTTTGGCTTTTCTTACGCTCACGTCTTTGTACGGCATCCGGTTGTACCTTATATCTCCAATAGATCGCATTTCTAAACGACCACTTGTTAGCAGGGGTATAAATTTTAAAGCCACAACTAATAAGACTATTAGAGGAAGCTGGGTTATTCGTAGTGTCCGTAATCAACCAATTCCAACCCAGCTCTTTAGCTTTCCGAATTCTTACTGATATTAAACGCTTTTGTAAACCATGTCCAGTATAACCATCCATAACACCCGCTCTACATAAATAACCTGTATCTGTCCACTTGATCGAGCGGACCAAACCCGCAAAACCTACAGGCTTTCCATCCTCTGCATACGCAACCCACCAATGACCCCGATCCGGTTGGTATGGCGTATCCGCCGGAAGTACCTTCTTTTGAAGAAAAAGTAGTGTGGTTTGAACTGAGGGTACCCTGATGTCCACTTTTTTTACTGTAAATTGCATTTCCCATAGCTCCTCAATTATTTACCAGATTTATAGTATTTTACCGAAAAAAGTATTGCACAAATAAGAAAGTGTAGTATTATTGAAGAAACCGGGAAACCGGCCTATTAAACTGTCCCGGCAGACGACATACCGATTAATAGGCTTGATCTTGTATGTAAGGACAATTTATCATGGCTTTAGCAACTACCTCGTCAATTTGGCGTTCAACAGGTGGCGATACAACTCGTACAGCCGTTTCTGGCTCAATGAGCATGCATGCCCCATTTTTCATTTCTAACGTAGCAACAACTGGCGCAAACGTAGTAGTTTCGTCTGTTGCAAATGCACCAGCTTTAATTCTCCCAGCAAATGCTATTGTTACTTCTGTTACCATTTCTAACCCATCTACTGGTGGTAACTCTGCTATTAACATTGGTTTCACACCTTTGATTAACGTAGGTCCTGGTCAAAGTACTACTTTAGGTACTAACGTTCCTGCTGCTTATGTAAACGATGGTAACGTAGCTGCTCGTACACAATTTAACATTACTTCAGCAACTGCTGGTTCTTCAATGAGCAACGTAGCTAATGCAACATACGATGTAGTATTGACTGCTGCTATCGGTGCTGCTGGTGCTGCTGGTGGTAACGTTACTGGCTATATTAGCTACTACGTATTTGATCCACTCTACGGTCAGCAAAACGTTTAATTAATCTAGGGGGATTCGTCCCCCGCTTAAATCTTAGGAGAGATTAATTATGACGATGCAATATGACGTAAAGTCAGCAAATGCAAACGCAAGCGCACAACTCACTACTGGACGTTCACGTTTAAAACAACTTACTTTTGTAGGTAATGGAACTGCTGGCTCTGTAACTTTGTATGATACCGCAGCTAACTCAGCTACTGGTAATGTAATTTGGCAAACTAAAACAAGTACTGGTGTACAACCGTTTCAAGTATTAGTTCCAGGTGAAGGAATTTTGGTACAAAACGGTATCTACGCTTCTCTTGCTAACGTTATTACTGTTACTTGTATTTATGGCTAAGAAAAAAGGTCCCTCCCTTGCGATTGGTCGTGGTGAAAAGTTGCCTGTATCTAAGGGCGCTGGGCTTACCGCCAAAGGTCGTGCTAAATATAATGCAGCTACTGGCTCGAATTTAAAAGCACCTCAACCTGAAGGCGGACCCCGCAAAAAGTCTTTCTGTGCAAGAATGTCCGGCATGCCCGGTCCAATGAAAGATGAAAACGGTAAACCCACTCGTAAAGCTGCTAGTTTAAAACGATGGAAGTGTGGCACAAAATGATTTTAGACGATCAAATAAAAGCCGAATTAGTTAACCTAGTAAAAACAGCAGTTAACGAAGCTGTAGAAGCCCATCCACTTAGCCCAGAAGAAATTCATTGGGTTAGAATGGCAATACAAGCAGAAGCTAATCGTGCAGCATTTAGAAAAGCCGTTATCGAAAAGACTTTAGCTGGTCTTGCTTTAGCAGCAGCAATTGCTGTAGCCGGTATGTTAATGAATGGCTTTAAGTCATATTTGGGGAAATAATGCCAAGCGTATCTAAAAAACAACATAACTTAATGGAAGCGGTGGCGCATAGCCCAGCTTTTGCTAAGAAGGTTGGTATTGCTCAATCCGTTGGTAAAGATTTTTCCGAAGCCGATAAAGGACGCAAGTTCGGTATGGGTGGAGGTGTTAGTATTACTCGTGGCGGTAAAGGGCAAATGGCTAAACAAGAAACACGTTACGGATCTGTACTAGGGCAGCAAAAATCAATTCCAAATTTCAATGACAATAGAAATATTGGTAAGAAAGCAGGTGGTACAGTGAAGCACGATGATATTGCAGAAGATAAGAAGTTAATCAAGAAAGCGTTCGGAATGCACGATAAACAGTTGCATGAAGGCAAGAAAACCAATTTATCCAAACTCAAACAAGGTGGAAAAGTTATGAAAAGCAAAGAAACAATGGGCCCAAAATCCATGTCTATGGACGTAGAAAAAGGTTCAAACAAACTAGGCAAATTTGGCGAATCTAAAGTACAAAAACGTGGTCATACACGTGGTATGGAAGAAAAAGGCTACAAGACTGAAAAGGCTCAAGGCGGCGCTAAAGGTGGCAAAGGTACTTTCGGTGCAGCTCCTATCAAGATGGCTAAAGGCGGAGTAACTCGTGGTGATGGTGTTGCTTCTAAAGGCAAAACACGTGGAAAGATGTGCTAATCATGGGTAAGCCACTACAGCAAGACGAAAACGGCAACATCATGAATGATGTTGAGACCCAAAAGAATCAAAAGGGTTATTCTAACTACGAAAAAGATTTAGAAAATAGTCAAAAACGTCGTGAAGCTAAAGACGAAAGTATGATGGAGACTATTAATAAAGCTAAGGAAAAGATTAGAAGCGTATTGCCGTTTAAAAAAGGCGGCGTTACTCGTGGTGATGGCTGCGCTGTTCGTGGTAAAACTAAAGGTAAAACCATTGCTATGTGTGGTGGTGGTTACATGAAGGGTAAGAAGTGAGACCAAGCCGAGGTATGGGAGACATTATGCCGTCAAAGATGGGTAAGCCTAAGGTTAAAGCTCGTCGTGATAATACTGATTTCACTGAGTATAAAAAAGGTGGAGAAGTATGGGATAAAC